CCTCAGCGGCTCCAGACTTTACTGGTACCGTTTCTGAGTGGTATGAGACTCTCGTTGAGACAATCAACGATGTTTCTGCTAACATTCACCGCAAGACTCTGCGTGGTGGTGCTAACTTCATCGTCTGCGGACCTGAAGTTGCCAACATCCTTGAGTTCACCGCTGGCTTCCGTGCTAACGTCACTGCTGACGATGAGCGCGGCGATATCGGTGCTGTGAAGGTTGGTGCTCTCACCAAGAAGTTCGACGTATATGTCGATCCTTACTTCATGCGTAACCTGATCCTTGTTGGTCGTCGTGGTTCCTCTTTCCTTGAAAGCGGATATGTGTATGCACCTTACGTGCCCCTGCAGACCACTCCAACCATCTTTGGACCAGAGGACTTCGTACCTCGTAAGGGCGTGATGACTCGTTACGCCAAGAAGATGGTGCGTCCTGATATGTACGGTCTCGTTATCGTACGTGGCATGATCGGAGAGTCCGCTTAACGTTATAGCCTAGCGTAAAAGCAAAAAAAATGTAAAGCCTCCTTCTTCGGAAGGGGGCTTTCGTTTATTACAAACTACTTATATATGAATTGGAGAACTTCCAATCGATTATTTAAAACATTTATTATAACATTAAAGAAATAGGAGGTTATTAAAATGGCTAGAGTTGGATTAGGAAGACTAGAAAAATTAATGGAAGAGTTGGACCGCGAGATTGATCTCGAAGGTTCGGATGTTACGGTTAACTCCCTGACATCAGATACGACTGTTACAGCCACTGCTGGTAACATTGTCGGTACGACAGGCACGCTGAAGCTAGACAACGGTGGTGCAGTCACGCAGCTTACCAGCAAGTCGACCACGGTCGTACTGGACAAGCCAGTTGGAAAGATTACAATGCATAACGCAGCCCTTGCTTCGGATGCGATCGTGACCTTCCAGGTGACATGTGCAAGCTTTGCCAGAGCAACTGACGTTTGTATTGTCAACCATCACAGTGGTGGAACAATTGGAAAATATTCTGTAGATGCGACAGGCCACGCTGCCGGTAGCTTCAAGATCACAGTAACAAACATCTCGGGCGGCTCTCTGAGTGAGGCCATCGTCCTGCACTACGCTTTGGTTCAAACTGCCCACACATAGGACGTGTGGTAGCGAACAGCATCAAGCTTTTAAATCCCCCTTTCCTTTTTGGATGGGGGGTTTTTGTTGAAATTGCCGATCTCTGCAATTTTTTTCCCCTTAAAATTTTGAGATTTTGCGATCGATAATAATAAAGTGCTAGAAGCAGCGTAGTTTGTGCTTCATAAAACTATTTATCGTATAGGAGGATAAATGTGTGCCTACAAACTTAAGTCCACTATCGACGACAAGCGCAATCGTCTTAACATCAACAGGGTCGTTCGACGACGTCGCTAGCGCGGTACCCTTTGGAATATACACAGGATCGGCTAACTTTAAAAGTGGCGCTGTAGATCAGGTAGCATATACCTATAAGAAACTTGGTGGCGATGTTGTTGACATCGAACTCACCACTTCCAATGTATATGCAGCGTATGAAGAAGCGGTATTAGAGTATTCATACATTATTAATCTACACCAAGGTAAGAATGTGCTATCGACGGCCCTGGGTAACACCACGGGAACGTTCAATCATGATGGCACTATTTTAACTGGCCCCGTAAGCGGTAATTTGCGCTATCCACGATTTCAGGCATCTTACGCTAAAAAAGTTGGAGATTCGATGGCTGCAATGGGTGGTTATGGCGGCACTATACCACAATATTCAGCGTCGTTTACTCCTACGCCGAAAAAACAAGATTACGATTTGCAAGAAATAATTGAAACTGCCTCTTCGACCGGTCTTGACGACCAAGGTAACGAGGTTCCCTTCTCTGGAAAGGTCGATGGCAAGAGAGTTATTATAACAAAGGTTTTCTATAGGTCTCCACGCGCAATGTGGCGGTTTTTTGGATACTATGGAGGAATCGGTGTTGTTGGTAACATGTCAACCTATGGACAATACTCAGACGACTCTACTTTTGAAATGATTCCAACCTGGCAAAACAAAATGCAGGCGGTTATGTACGAAGACAGTCTCTACACAAGAACTTCGCACTATTCTTATGAGTTGATCGATAATAAGCTTCGAGTATACCCGGAGCCAGGCCACTTCGACTTCACTTCTATCGAAAGCATGTGGGTTCGCTTTTACGTGGAAGATTTAGACACGTTTACCTCAAATTCGGAATATAGAGACGGAGTAGAGGGCGTCAACAATATGAACACATTGCCTTTCGATAATATACCGTATGGCAATATCAATGCGATTGGTAAGCAGTGGATTAGAAAATACTGCTTAGCATTGTGCAAAGAAATGCTTGGGCAGATTCGAGGAAAGTTTACCACCATTCCGATTCCGGGAGAAAGCGTAACCCTCAATCACAGCGAATTGCTTTCACAAGCCAAAGATGAACAACAGCAACTTAAAGACAAACTAATGGAGATGCTCAAAGAGACTGAATACAAAGAGCTTGTCAAATACGATTCTGAAACTGCAGACGCAACACAAAATCTATTCAAAAACTCTCCTCTACCGATTTTTGTGGGGTGATATAGATGTCAGACGAATGGGAAAGACCAGCAGCACCACCACCTCCCCTCTTTTTGGGCAAAAAAGAGCGAGACTTAGTAAAACAAGTTAATGATGAGCTTATCGAGAAGGTCATTGGCCAACAAATACTCTACTATCCAGTTGATCTTGAGGCTACCAACTTTCATGACCTGTACGGCGAGGCAATTGCAAAGACCTATCTGCCGCCGGTACGTATATACGCTTTAATCGACTTTAACGAAGAAGCAACGTCATATTTGCCTAATGTTGGTGTTGACTCCGATTCTACAATAACAGTACTTTTCCATAAAAGAAGATTAACTGAAGATCAGGACCTTTATGTCCGCGAGGGCGATTTTATTCTTTACGGTAAAATCTATTACGAGATAGTTAAGTTGTCTGAGCCGAGGAAACTTTTCGGCCAAGTAGACCACAGTTTTGAGATAGCCGGCACATGCCGACGAGCAAGAAGAGGATTATTCGATGCTACCTGATGATTTTGATTTCGCACAGCTACCCCCCGGGGCAACCAGCACCACCTTAGAAGAGGTAGGAATGTTGTCTTCGACAATCGAGACAATAGATTATGCGATTACTTCATGGATCAAGGAAGACCTTGATCTAAGCGCACGAACAAATCACGGATACACCGAAGTTCCGGTTTTTTGGCAGACTCCCGAAAGGGCATATCAGATAAAGAGCCGCAAAGAGCTTAGAGATGCAGATGGCTCTCTAATCTTGCCTATTGTCAGCATTGAACGAGTTAACATTGTCAAAGATCCATCTCGCAAAGGCAGCTTCCAGGCGCACACCTTTTCAAAAAACCACAATGGGCGCGCCGGCCGCATGGTTATTGCAAGAAAGATAAAACAAGACAAAACAAGAAATTTTGCAGTTGCGACAGGGACGAGAACAAATAATGGAGGAAAACTTCAAAACTATTTTCCGAGAATCAACAAACAGGTTGTAATCCAGACTCTCTCTATCCCAATACCCGTATATGTCAATGTAGAATACAAAATTGTCATCAAGACTGAATATCAGGAACAGATGAATAGCCTTATTCAGCCATTTATGACACGCACTGGTCAGATTAACTCTTTCTTGTTAAGAAGAAACGGTCACATCTATGAAGCATTCCTTGACCAAGACTTTGCGCATAATAACAACATGTCGGACCTATCGGAAGACTTGCGAATGTTCGAAACGTCAATTAATTTACGTGTTTTGGGTTATCTTATTGGAGAAGGCGAGAATGATGATCGGCCAATAGTGACTGTAGAAGAAAGTGTGGTAGAAGTTACTTTCCCTAGAGAATCCGCTGTAATTCCTGGGGAGCCCTCGTTTTTAGAGGACTAATTCAGGAACTAACACTTATTTTCTACATTGTCTTCATCCTTTTGAAATCCAAAATACTATTTAGGTAATGATTGTGATGTCTTTTAGACAATTAATAAAACGAGGATTGCGAAATCATGTCAGTAAAGAAATTTAAGTTTGTTTCCCCCGGAGTTTTTATCAACGAGATTGATAACTCCTTTATACCCAGAACCCCCGATACTATCGGACCGGTTATTATCGGCCGAGCGCCAAAAGGCTTGGCGATGCAGCCAGTTAAGGCTGAAGCCTATTCCGACTTTGTAGCTATGTTCGGTGAAACAGTCCCCGGTGGAGCCGGTGGAGATGTTTACCGTAACGGGCTCTCAACCCAGTCCCCCATCTATGGTCTCTATGGCGCCAAGGCGTTCTTAGCACCCGGCGTGGCCCCCGCCACATATATCCGTACACTTGGTCACCAGCATCCTAATGCTGACGATGTTACTACTCCGCACTTCGGAGAGCAGGCCGGCTGGAGAACAGAACTACTGTTAGACAACACCCATGGTGGTGGAGCATTTGGTTTGTATGTTATACCTTCAGCGAGCTATAACGCTAGCGCATCAATGGCCACAGCAACCGGCCCAACGGGCAGTTTAGCTGCAGTTTGGTATCTGGAAGCAGGACTAATGGCCCTTTCAGGAACTCTTATCGGTTCTGGCGCCGCGGCTGATGGCCGCCAAAACGCTGAAGGCGTCGGTGCAGTGATTCTTTCTGATGCTAACGGTGTCTTTAAGGCTGCTCACACCGCAGGTGATGGCACCAAGACACTCTTTGACTTCAGTCTCGACGACAACAGCAACAAGTTCATCCGTAAGGTGTTCAACACTAATCCTCAACTATATGTTTCGGGTAACTTCTACCCAACATCTGCAGAGAAAGATTACTGGCTTGGTGAGTCCTATGAACAAGAGACTCGCGACTTTCTAAACGACAAGGGTACCGACGCAGCGTCTCCCCTTGCTGGCGTTATCGTGGCACTTCACCTGTCTGGTTCCAAAACCACTTCTCCTGGAAATATGACCGGTGTATCGGCCAATGAAGCGAAAGCCGGCTGGTTCGTCGCACAAGACACAGGCCTCTATGATGAGTTCAGCATCCAACGCGATGCAACTAAGCTGTTCCGATTAATCGGCCGCGGCCATGGCGCATGGTTGAGCGATAACGTTAAAATTTCGATCTCCAACATTCGCCAGTCCAACACTAGCACAACCGACTACGGAACATTCTCGGTGTTAATCCGTCGTATCGATGATTCAGACAATGCTGTTCAGGTTCTTGAAAGATTCGACGAATGCAGCCTTGATCCTACTTCTCCTAACTTCCTTTCACGGAAAGTTGGAGATCAATATCAAGTATGGGACGAAACGGAAAAACGCCTTAAATTATATGGTGAATACCCTAACCAATCCAAGTATGTATATGTCGACATGAATGGCGATATCGAAGCCGGCGCATCCGGCATGGAAACATTGCTTCCATTCGGTTACTACGGCCCACCAAAATACAAAGACGCTAACAAAATCATTATCAGCGCTACTGGCAGCATAATCCCCACGGCCACTAACAACTCGGGCGAAAGACGTTTGGGTCCTGCCGATCATAACATCTTTGTGACCCTGGCGACGGGATCTTCTCTTGGTGGCACCGGTGAGACTCTTGCTTGGGGAGGCCCCAACGGCACATTCTGCCTCAGCGGCGGCCTAGGCGTCGGCACCATAACTGCCACGAACGCCGATGACTCTCCGGACATACAAATGGACCTAGTCATGCCTAGCGTTAGCCTTAGGCTCTCTGCTTCCGATGGCGGAATCAGCGACCCCTCAAAGGCAGACTTTGGATTCTCTCCAACGCGCGGCTCTGGCTCTAACCGCTTTGATCCGAGCACTCCAGGCGTACAACGCCTGCTTTCGGCACAAAGCGCCCTTCAGTCAGATCCTTCTACTGGCGGACTTACTGGAATCGACGGTGTCTCGGATATCTTCTCTCTTGACAAC